GCCCGGTAGATCTCGTTCGGCATCAGTCTCTCCTCTGCCCCGTCAGCTGGGGATCACGGGCGCGGGAATCACGGGCAGACTCTCCGACCGCTTCGCGGGTGTCGGCTTCGGCGCGGGCTTCGGTGCAGGCTTCGCGGGTGTCGGCTTCGCCCCGTTCGGGGTGGGCTTCGCCGGTTCGGTGGGCTTCGCCGGGTTCTTCTCGGCGCCGGGCGGCAGCAGCTGCACGCTCACCAGCCCGGAGTGGTCCAGTAGCGTCCAGTCCGCGGCACCGGCGGCCATGAACCGCGACACCGACTCGGGGGTGTAGCCGCCGTCGACGAGGGTCCGCACCGTGCGGGCCTGGGTCTCGGCGATCTCCGCGGCGTCCTTGGAGTCCTCACGCAGGAACGGCACGTCACGGGTGTCGAACCACAGCCGGGCCCCGCCGGGCGCCTTGCGGATCTGCTCCAGCGACCCGGCGGCGTTGCCCCACAGCGGGTGCATCGTGCCGTCGGCGAACCGGCGGCGGGCCTGGGCGTAGTTCGAGTAGGTCGCGGCCTGCAGCCCCTCGGAGAGCCCCACGATGATCGGGGGGACCCCGGCGGCCGCGGCGATGCGGGTCTCGCCGTGTCCCTGGGTGGCGGAGAACTCCAGCTGGGCGAAGTTCGCGCCCACCACCACCGGGTCGGCGCCGCCGCCCAGGTGCATCGTGCGGTAGGCGTTGTCGGCTCCGGCGTGGCGCTCGTCGAGGAACGCGGCGAACTGCTCCAGCTGCTCCTTGGTCACCGCCGGGTCGTGCTTGACCACCAGGTTCGGGGTGGCGGCGTGCTCCAGAAAGCGGCGCTTGTGCCGGATCATCAGGTCGTCCGCGGTCACTTCCTTGATCACCGGGGTGAGCCAAGACATGCCCCGGTAGGAGGCCAGCGGGTCCGGGGTCGGCGCGAAGTGCGCGACGTCGGAGTAGAGCAGCGGCACCGGCTCGGACTCGCCGCGGCCGCCTTCGTGGTAGAGGAAGCCCAGCTTGCGCCAACCCATCACCTGCGGGCCGCGGTCCGGGCCGCCGGTGGGGCGGGGCGGCCCGACCACCCGGGGCTCGCAGACGATGTCCACCCAGTCCGGACGCAGCCGGATCAGCTCGCCCTCGTAGAGCGTCCAGTAGCTGTTCCCGGCCAGGTCCGCGTCGACGATCATCCGGGCCAGCAGGTCCTGGGTGGTGCCGCCCTCCCAGGGCCGCTCCAGCACCCCGAGGCTCGGGTCCCCGAACAGCTCGCTGGGCCGTCCCGCGCGCAGCGCCTGGTACTGGAAGCGCGCCGCGGAGAACACCGACAGCCGGGCCGCCATGCACGCGAAGATCACGCTGGAGGACCCGAACATCTGGGAGGCCATCCCGACGAAGTCGCCCTGGATGCGCTCCGCGGCCTGGTGACCCATCGTCGTCACGAACGGGTCGGAAGTGGCGCCCAGCGGGTAGTAGTTGCCGTTGAACCCGAAGGTGTTCACCGCGGACAGGTAGTCCTCGACGGTGGAGATGGACCGGGTGTCGTCGGCCTGGCCGAGCAGACGCTGCAGGAGGTTCACGTACGGGACCCCCTACCGGTCGGGACGGGACGGACGGGCGCGAGCAGGCACAGCGCGGCCAGCGCGCCGCCGCCGAGGATCAGCAGCGCGGCCAGCCCGAACAGCACCCCCCACAGCAGGGTCGCCAGTAGGAACACCCCGCCCAGCACGAGCAGGCCACCGAGCACCAGCCCGGCGGCGGCCAGGGCGGGGGTCACCGGCTGAACACCACGATCGGTTCGATGCTGCGGACCTCCAGGGCGCCGTCCTCGATGGCCAGCCCCCGGCCGAAGGTCGCGAGGATCCCCGCCACGAAGTCGTCGATGAGGGCACCTCGCCGCTTCTTCACGATCCGCTTGTAGTGGTCGCTGACCAGGGGGCCGTCGTCGCGGGGGGCCTTGCGCTTGCCGTAGGCGACGGCCGCGTTCAGGGCGTGCTCGGTGCCGGTCGGGTCGCCGTCGTGGGTGAACTCGCCCTCGCCGTGGCGGTAGGCGGTCTCCCACAGGTCGATCGCCTCGTCCATGCGGTGCTCGGAGTTCGTGGGGAAGTCCACGACCAGCGGCTTGCCCGCCTTGTTCTGCGGGTACTTCCCGGCGAGCCGGTCGAGCACGGTCTGCCAGTGGTACGGGTCGGCGACCATGTGCCACACCTCGTAGGCACTCATCGCGTCGACCATCGCCTGGTAGACCAGGTCCTCCGGGACCTTCCCGCCGTAGTCGGCGGGGCTCCAGATCCCGATCCGGAACCAGCGGCCGTCCGAGATCCGGCAGGCCTTCAGCGTGGTCGAGTCCCGGCGGCGGCTGCCGTCGAAGCCGAGCGCGATCGGGGTGCCCGCGGCCAGCTTCTCGCCGGGGCGGGCCAGTGCCGCCCAGCGGGTCGCGTCGACCGCGTCCCGCTCGCCGACGGTGACCTCGTCGAGGTAGTAGCGCCGCGACTCGGACTCGCCGGTGGCGGGGTCGCGGATCAGGGCGAGGATGTCGTCGGTGTCGACCCAGCCGCCGCGCTTGCGGCCGGAGTCCCCGTACTTGATCTCGATCCGCTCGCGGACGATCTCGTCGTCCTCGAACTCCACGTTGGACAGCCGGGGCAGCTCGGGGGCGACGTGATCGAGGTGCACGCCGGGCGCGTTCGCCTCGGCCTGCTGCTGGGCGGCGGAGCGCTGCGACGGGTCCCAGGCGTTGGTGACCTCGCCCCAGGTGCCGCCCATGCCGCCGAGGTTGCGCTTCATGGCCCGGCTCATCTCCAGGCCGCCGCCGGACTCCAGCATCAGGTGCGGCTCGGTGAACGACGCGAAGTTGATCGGGTTGCCGAGGCGGGACTTCGCGCTCGCGGTGACCGGCTCGATCCAGCCGTCCCCGTTCGGCAGCTTGATCCGGGTCTCGCCGATGTCCAGGCCGGGCAGGCTCGCCAGTGGCCCCTCGGAGAGCATCCGGAACAGCGGCCGGAACGTGTTGTCGGTGGCGTCGTCGGAGACCCCGGCGATCTGCACCCACGGTGTGTCCACCGGACGGCCGACCGGCTGGCCATCGGCGTCCCAGCCGTCGAACTGCACCGGGCCGAGCCCGTGCGCGGCGCAGCGGGCGGCGTAGAGCGGGTCCTTGCCCCACTTCTGCGGGCGCCGCAGCTGGGCGCCGTAGTAGAGCAGCCCGTCGCGGGGGCGCGGGTACTTCGGGTGCGGCTCGGCGTCCGGGCGCAGCCGGTAGCAGTGCAGCAGGTGCCGGGCCTGCTCGTCGGTGGGCACGTAGGGCGCGCCGCGCTGCGGCCCGTCCGGGATGACCAGGTGGTCTTCCATCCACTGGATCAGCTCCCACCCGAGGGTGGGCCACTCGCCGGGTTCCGACGGACGGAACGGCACCGGTCAGTCCCTCGCGGGCCAGTGCCAGGTGCCGCCCTCGTGGCCGTAGCCGGTGCACAGGTCCCAGCCGGGGCCGTCGGGGCGGCCCGAGTCGTAGCCGACGCCGTTCGTCTCCAGGCGCAGGTGGAAGGCCCCGGAGGGGCTGATCACGAACAGCCCGAGGTGGCCGCCGCGGTCCAGGCCGACCTCGCCGACCTCGGTGACCAGCGCGGCCCAGCAGGCGACCCGGTCGCTCTGCTCAGGACGCGGCACGTAGTGCACGATCCGCCCGATCATCCGGTGCCCTCCTGGTCGTCGACGGCCTTCAGCGAGCGGCGACGCTTCGCCCCGCTGCTGGTGGCCTGCTCGGTGCGGACCTTCGCGACCTCGTCCTCGGTGATCTCCCAGCGCAGCCGCAGCAGCGCCATCGGGGTCAGGCCGAGCCGGTCGGAGAGCTGGCGGGCCTCCTGGGCGGCGTCCTTGTCGCACTGCTCGGCGCGGATCTGCCAGCGCACGAACTGGGCGACGATGCGGTGCCAGCCGAGGCGCTCCCAGGCGACCGCCTGGGGGGTTGTCCACAGCTCTGTCCACATCTGTGACTCGCGCTCGTTGTAGAGCGTGATCTCCGCGGAGAGGATCTCGGCGTTCTCGCGCAGCTTCCACAGCTTGCGCTCGGCGGCCTTCGCGGTGGGCTGGTCGTCGGAGTTCGCGAGCAGCGCCTGCTCGTCGATCATCCGGTTGAGCCGCTCCAGCTTCACCGTCTCGGCGACGGAGGCGTCCAGCGGCCACGGCGGGGCGGGCTCCTGGCGGCCACCGGCGGGCAGCTTGGTCATCGCGACGGTGGCGTTGGTGCGGCGTCGCTGGCCTTCAGGCTTCGGCGGCGGTCCGTTACCGGGCATAAGAATGATCACCTAGTCCCCTGGTGAAGCCAGTCAGGCTGGTTACCCGACTGTCGGTCTGATAGACTGTCCGCATGACCAGTCCGTCGTTGACCTTGAATGATCTGCAGCAGCTCGTGGAGCCCGACGAGATCCTGCGTGGCACGTCGGCCTACCTGGAGCGCCTGAGGGAGTGCGAGGCCGAAGCGCACAGGCTGCGCCGGATCGCCTACCGATCCCTGGCCGCCGAGTACGGCAGCCCGCACAAGGCGGCCAAGGCCGCCGGGGTCAGCGTCACCACCATCAAGAACGCCCTACTGAGGGCCGACTGATGGAGACCACCATCGGCGGGACGCTGATCATCGACGGGGTCGCCCTGCACGCCCTGGACCTGGAGCACGTCGCCCCCGAGAAGGTGACCCTGGACTGCCAGGTCCCGGACGACGACTGGAAAGACACCGACACCGCCGGGCACACGCACCGGTGGTGGCGCAGCCCGAAGGTCGAGGATCCGCAGCTGCCGACGCTGACCGAAACGGTCGAGCACCGGGACTGCGACGGGGGCTGCGGCGACGAGGGCTGCGAGGGCTACACGATCTCTGTCTGGCGCTGCATCGCCTGCGACGAGCAGGTCAAGCCCGGGTTCCGCCTCGGCACGACCACCGTCGAGACGACCTCCGCGCACTGGGAGATCGAGACCGTCGAGGACGGCTGCACCGGCCCTGTCCAGGTGGACCGCACCCGCCGGGCTGCGACCGTCTCCTGGCCGTCCGGTCCCGGTCAGATGGCCACGATGACCGGCGAGGCTGTCGAGGTGAACCGGGTCGTCGAGCGGCACGTAGCCAACCCGGTCCGGATGCTGCGCACTTTCCACTTCATGGAGGCGACATGACCGACTACGACGACGAGCAGCCCACGTCCTGGCTGGAACTGGCCGACGAGTTCGCCGGGCTCGCGGACGGCATCGACCAGGAGATGCGCAGGCGGTACTTCGCCCGCGAGGACCCGAACCTGTACCAGATCGGCACCTCGAACGGCTACCGCACGGCGGCGGAGCGGATCCGCTACCTGCTGCCCCGGCTGACCTCCGGGCCGGACCCGTGGGACATTCCGTCGCTGCAGATCGGTGACGTGGAGGTCCGGAGCGCGAAGTCGCCCAGCGAGGTAGCGGAGGATCTCCGGCGCGCGCTCGGCGAGTACAAGCACGACGACTGCGCGACGTGCGGCACGAAGGTGGAGGGCAATCCGGATCTGGTGGACATCCCGCCGCTGGATCCGCGGGCGTTCCTGTTCCTGTCCGAGCAGGAGCTGGCCGACGCGAAGGAGACGCCGGATCCGGACCCGAGCACCGACGCCGACGAGAACCCCGCGCCGTTCAAGGTCGACGACCGGGTGCGGGTACTCCCCGGCGTTGAGACCGGGAAGATCGTGCAGGGGCCCATCAGTGGCCCCGGCCGGTGGGGCGTACTGCACGACGGCGACAACCATGTGCGTTGGTGGGAGACCGAGGAGCTGGAGCCCGAGCAGGACCCGGTGGATCTCCAGTTCGCCACCGCCCAGGCAGCGACCGACGACCGGGTGCCGGAGTGGCGCGACGTGTCAACCCTGCGCGCGGTACTGGAGGCGACCAGCGAGGATGGCGTCACCGTCGGCGCCACCGTCTATGCCCGCACCGTCCTGTTCCTGCTGAACGAGGCCCGGCATCTGCCGCGGCGGGCGCGGGACCGGCTGACCGAGCAGGAGGGCGGCCCGCCGAACGAGCGCATCAACGAGCCGACGGCCGCAGAGGGAGTACGCGCGGCCGGATCCTATCAGGATCAGGCGTTCGCGGGTGCATCTCAGAGCACAACTTCCGAGAAGCCGCTCCGCCCGTGGCCGGGGAACATCACCGGGATCACCGACATCGAGACCCTGACCGAGCTGGCGGAGGCGGACCCGGAGCGGTTCACCCGGCA